GTCGTGTCTTATCTACGAATGGAACCACTGATCTCATTAGCTATGGTAAAAGCTATTTCGAGCAGCGTTAGTCGACAAAACGCTCTTGAGTTTCCCCCAATGGAGAGTTTGGAACCACTTCTTTCCAAGATGACTGATCTTATCGCCGTAAGAGGCGTGAAGTCACCTAAAAATTGGGTTAAAAGTTCCGCTACCGATCGCTGGCAACGGATGGTTCCTCAGAATACTAAGTCAAAGGTATCTGGGAAATCTATTCTGAAGCTGGGGCTTACATTTACTACTTTCTTATCGGATCAAGCGAGAGATTTTACTCGTCGTATCGATGAACTAGTTCAATTATTTGGGCTAGAAGCTCTTTCCGAAGATGAGCTAGATCTTGAGCACCAAAAGTATTTATTGATGATGTTCTTAGGTAATACCATCCCACAATTAAAATACGCAACGAACTGGGCCTTTAGTCACTTTCACAAAGTTGACTACCCAGAAGGTTCAGTTGACGATTATATGGGGTTGGATATTTTTCCTCGGAGGCTGAAGTCTTTTATTCGGCGTGCTGCCGGTGGATCTGGACCTCGTCGTCATAAATTTTGGATATTATTTAATACACTCTTCCAGGGATTCAAGAAGGGGTTACTTCCTTGCGAACCAGAGATTATACAAAAGTCTCTGGATAAGCACCGAATAGCTCTAACAAAGGATCCCTCGATTTCCGAGAGTCTTTCGAATAACATCGAACGTATGGTTGAGCAATTGTTTGAAGGCTACCGTCGATTCTGTCCCCAAAAGGACACTTTGAATCAGAGTAGTCATTCTACATCAGTTGTTCCCTACAAGTATGGTGGTAACGTTGGATTTGTACGGGATTGGAAGTATAATAATCCTGAAATTATTGACGGCCATTATGAGCCAGGTGATCTGCACACTACAGTTCGTACTCCTGAATTAATAGGATATGTGCGACCTAAGAACAAAGTTGAACCAGTTATACCTGTATATTCTACAGAACCGATTTGGATTTCGGACGTCCTAGAAGCTTTCCCACACAAGTTATTTAGTAAAAGGACGGACAATAATCAGGTCATGGATTCCTGCCTGGAAGCAATTCCGGCATGTATCCTAGAACCGATGAAGGTCCGTCTAATTACTAAACCTGGTCTTGGTTTACACACACGAATGCATAAATTGCAAAAGTCACTTAGAAAATATTTATATGGTGACTTATACGATATTTTTGCACTCACGGGTGAACCCCTCGATCGCAGTCATTTATGGCGGGTCGTAGGAAAAGGATTCTCACTTTATGAAGGTATCGTAAGTGGCGATTATTCTGCTGCCACTGATAACCTGAAAGGAGAAGTAACATCTACGATAGTTAAAGAGCTTCTTGGAAATAGGGTCGGAATTCATGATCCGGTTTTGTATCAAAACTGCTTGGAATCTCTGAAAGGTGTTAGAGTTCTTCAAACTCAAACCGTTTTACCTAAGTTTCCTGAAGGTTCGCCTTATGAGAATTTTAAATATTCTCTTGAAGATTTTGAACAACAAAATGGCCAATTGATGGGCCATGTTCTTTCCTTTATCATCTTATGCATCGCCAATTATTGTTCTTATTGGCTTTCGCTTGAAAGATATTTAGGGAAGGAACTCTCCTTGACTGAAGTCAGGAGACATCCTTGTTTAATTAACGGGGATGATATTTTGTTCAAATCAAATTCTGATCATTATCAGATATGGATGGCAACCATTAAGGAATTCGGCTTTATGCCGTCAATTGGAAAAAACTTTTTTACTCAGAGATTCGCTCAGGTTAACAGCGAACTTTATCGAATTGATACATCAATAGATCTTGAGGGGGAATATAATCTCTCAAAAATTAAAGAGCTTGTAAAGATTCCATATGCCAATTTTGGCTTAATTTGTAATCGCAGAAAGCAAGATTGTTCAATTGATCTTACAGTACAGCGAACTGGAATTGAGGAGCTCGAGGATTCTCTAATTGGTCGAGTCCAGTGCTATCCATCTATATATAAAAGATTGATGGAAGGACTAAGGCCTGGTGATGAATTCACGAAGCGCACAAAGGCATTGTTTGATAAACATCAAAGGGAGAGCTTGCTTCACTTTGGTCTGTTGAAATATAAAGACCGAATTTTATGTGAGGAAGAACTCCAGGATGCCTGGCGTGGAATGTTTGACACCGGTCTAGACCCGGATATTTTAAAGAGATCCTGTTTGGGAGATTTGTCCACTCTTCTTGATAGGGGACAAGTTGGTTTCCGATTCGAAAGATTAAGGCAATTTGAAAAGTTTGCCTTAACTCGTCCAATCCTTCTAAAAGCACCTAAGGAGAAGGAGGTATATGTAAGCGCGTAGCGGGGAAACTCGCGGAGAGGCCTCGGATGAGGGCCACCGTGTCTAACTACTAAAAATACAACTATTCGAGACAAGGGCTAGAATAGCAGTGGAAACATTGCTGTATACCCATGGTTCCTCCAGGATTGAGACCCCTGGACCCAACCTAAAGTACAGTTGGAG